GGCACCGTCACCGACTTCTTGTCAGCCGACAGCGCCGCGCCCTCGACCTGATTGAGGAGACGCTTCGTCGCGGGCGAGTTCGGCGACGACACCGGGATGTTGACCGTCTTCGCATCCGCACTCAGCGCCGCACCGGACACGCCCTCGAGCAACTGCTTCACTGTCGCCGCGTTTGGCGTCGACGCCGGGATGGTGACGACGCGCCCGTCAGCCTGCAGCGCGATGTTGTCGATCTGCTTGAGCGCATCACGCGTCGCGTCCGCCTTCAGCGCCGACGTCGGGATCGTCACGTTACCCTGGGCGTCCTTCGTCGCACCCTTGATGCCCATGATCGCGGCACGCGTCTCCGGCGCCTTGAGCGCCTCCGTCGGGATGCTCACCTTCGTGCCATCCGACGACAACTGCTTCGCCGTCAGCCCAAGCGCCGTCAACGTCTGCAACACCTGCGGAGCGTTCGGCGTCTCGGCGGGGATCTCGATCTTCGAGCCGTCGAGTCGCACGACAGAATTGCCGAGCTCGTCGACCTCGTACTTCGCAGCCTTGACCCCGTCGACCTTCACATCGATGGTGTTCGTGCCGTCGATCTTGATGATCTCGTTGGCGAGCTTCGTCGCCTCCTCACGGCCCATCCCCATCGCCATCGCCATGTCGATGTATTGCTGACGCCCGTCCTGCAGGATCGAGTTGGCGCGCTGCTGGTCGCCAGTCGCCTTGAGGACACTGGACGCCCACTCGCCCGCAGACGACGCGATCGAGTCGAGGGCCTCCTGGTTGTTGCGGCCCTTTTCGGTCGTGATGTCGAGGGTGCGCCCATTCTCCTTGAGCGCATCGGTCGCCGCATCCAACGCCGCCTGGTATCCTCGCGCGCCGCCTCGCTGCTGCAGCAGCAGGTTGTTCAGGTTCTTGTACGAGTCAGCGAGGTCGTCGACAGACTTCTTCTGCTGATCGTTCGCGTTGCCGGCCTTGACTGCAGAGAGCGCCGCCGCGTTTGTCGCGTCCGCGTTCTTCTTCTGCTCGGTGGAGGCGCGGGCCAGGGCGTCCGAATAGCCGGGCATCGCACCCATGAGGGCCTTCGTAGCGGCCTTGTAACGATCTGCGGCAGAGGTCGACTTGTCCCAGCCTGGGCCCGTGTCATTCTTAGCCATCGCTTGCGCCAGGGCTGAGAATTGGCGTGCAGCCTCGTCGGCACGGCCACCCTGCACCAGCGACGCAAGCTCATCGCCGACACCCTTGAAGCGGCCCTTGACGGCTTCGAGCGAGTTGGCTGCACCGCTCGCGGCGCCCACGCCCTTGAGCATGCCGGTGAAGAACTTGTCGGCCTTGTCGTCAACCTTGTCGTAATTGCCGCCAAGGAGCTTCGTCGCCTCAGACAGCGAGAGCGACTGGTCTCGTGCAGCCGCGAGCGACATGTTCGAGAAGATGCTGTCGAAGTTCTTGCCGCCGTCCGCAGCAGTCCGCAAATCGCGTCCAAGGTCGGCGCCAGAGCGGCCGAAGTTGTCGATCTGCGGGCCAGCTGTCGCCGCTGCGACACCCGCTGCGATGAGACCCGCAGCGAGTAGACCCAGGCCCACCTTTCCGACGACGCCCATGTTGCGGATCGCGCTAGCTGCCTGCGTTGCGCGGCCACGCAGACCCGCGAGCATCGTGCCCGACGAGTCGCCCGCACGCACCCAGCTCGTGAAAGCGCCAACGCCGTCACGCAGCGCGCCGGCCGCCGTCATGACGCCGGAACGAATCGACCGGATTGTGTTCACCATCTTGATGACACCAGCCGCCGCAAGCAGACCTGCAGACCCGAACGCCGCGATCTGTACAACGCCCGACTGCACGCCAGAGGGAAGCTCGCCGAAAGCGGACACCAGCTTGTCGACGTTCTGGATGAGGCCACGGATCGGGCCATTCGCGCCCTCGCCTGCGCCGATGAGGACATCCTCGAAGTCGCCCTTCAGCTTCTCGAGGTCACCCTTCGCGTTGTTGAGCTTCGCAGCAGCGACCTGCGCCGCCACGCCAGACTCCGACACCTTGTTGATGTAGTCCTGCAGCCCAGCGGCGCCCTGCTGGTAGAGGACGTTCGCGGCGCGGGCAGCGTCGGCACCGAAGATGGTCTTGAGGGCGGCGAGACGCTGCTCCTCGCCCATGTCCTTCATGCCATTCTTGAGCTGCTCGGCGACGGTCGTCAGGCCCACGAACTTTCCGTTCGCGTCGAACGCCTGCAGGCCGATGTCCTCCATCGCCGTAGCAGCGGCGAGCGAGTTTGGCGTCAGCGACATCAGCATCGTCTTGAGCGACGTACCACCATCGCTGCCCTTGAGCGCGTTCTGGTCGAACAGGCTCAGGGCTCCGACGGTCTGCTCGAGGCTCATGCCGAGCGACGCAGCCATGCCACCGCCCTGCGCCATACCCTGAGCGAGCGAGTCGATGGATGCAGTCGAGGCAAGCGCACCGGCAGCCATGACGTCAGCGATGTGCGCGACGTCCTGACCCTTCAGGTGGAACTGCGCCATCGCGGTCGCAGCGACCTCAGCGGCGCGAGCAAGACCCACGCCACCGGCCGCCGCGAGATCCATAGAACCCGTGAGCGCGCCACCAGTGATGTCCGCCGCCTTCAAGCCAGCCTTCGCGAGCTCCTCCGCAGCGTTCGCGGCCTCTGTCGCCGAGAAAACGGACGCGGCGCCCGCCTGGCGCACCGCGTTCTGCACGGCATCCATCTCAGCGGGCGTGCCCGAAAGGTTCGCGCGCACACCAGACATGGCCTCGTCGAAGTCCATGAACTGCTTGACTGCAAGACCGAGACCGAGACCGATCGTGCCGCCGACCATCGCCATCTTCCCGGCCGCCGCATTCCACGCCTGCGTACGCGCGATGCTGCGCTGAGCCGCCGCCGCGTGAGCGTTCGTCGCAGCCGTCGCGCGCTCCTCCGCGGCCGTCACCTGCGCCGCCGCACGAGCCTGCAGCTCCTGCGCCGCCGTCAACCGCTGCTCAGCCGACGCCGCCGCATTCGTCACCGCATCATGACGCGCACGAGCACGCGTCACCTGCTGCTCAGCCGCCGCGATCTGCGCAGCCGACGCCGACCCAGACGAACGCACAGCCTCCAAGCGCGCCTCAGCCTCACCGACACGCGTCGCAGCCGCAGACGCAGCCGCACGCACCGACGTCGCCCGCTGCTCAGCCGCAGCAGCACGCTCCGTCATCGACGCCTCGACACGCTTCGCCGCCGCGACACGCTGCGACGCCTGCGCCGACTCGGCCGCAGCAGCCCGCACCGCACGCGACATCGCCGCCACGCGACGATCCAGACGCGTCACCGACCGCTCAGCCTCAGCCATCCCCGCCGACATGCCATGCACATCAGCGACAAGACGGATCACCACGGAACGCTGAATCGCCACGAGCGGCCTCCTGTTCAGTTAGGTTTGGGTCATGCTGAAATCGCGCGACGCGTTCGCCGCCCTGACCGCTGTTTTCTTGCTGCTCGCCGTGCAGAACGCGAGCCGGCCAGCGCCGATCAGCGCGCTCATCTGCGCTGTCATCGCCGTCGCGTGCGGTGCCCTGTGGTGGGGCCACGCGAAACGCGACCAGCGCATCGGCCGGTAGTCACTCGAAGACCGGCGCGAACTCGTCGTCGACGTCCGGCTCCGGGTTCTCCTTCACGAACGCGACCTTCACGCCCGGCTCTGGATGGTCATTCTCGGCGCGGTACTTCTCCTGCGCCGCACACTTCGGGCACGTGTGCTCCTGCGGCACGTAGTCCTGCTCGGTATCCCACTCAGCAAGCGGCCCCGAGCACCCCGAGCACAGCGACCGCTCATGCAGATGCAGCGCCACCGCGATCAGACGATCCTTGTCCGTCCACTCACCCTGGCCCGTGCCGATCAGCGTCGACGGCGGCACACCCCACGAGCGCGCCGCCTCGACGTAATCGACTACTCGCGGATTGTCGGCGAGGTGAGCGGCGAGAAATCCGGCGTCACCCCCGGCGTACCCAGGTACTCCAGGACGTCGTGCTGCAGGCTCGCCCACTGCCCGACGCCACACTTGCGCGCCAGCTTGCGCCACCCCTCGGCAGGCAGCTCGTCACCGTCGATCGTCGCGACCTGCGCGAGCAACTCCATGAACGGCCCCTCAGACTCGAGGTTGCCAAGTTCGCCGAGCTCGTCAAGCGTCAACTTGTCCACGACGACGACCTCATGCGCCGTCTCCCGCACCTCCGGCGCGAGCGCGTTGACCTTCGCCACAGCCTCACCGATCTCGGCCGCGAGACCATCGAGGCGCTCCTGACGCGGGTCGATGTCCCCGACCGCGACGTCCGGCGCGAGCTCCTCATCGACGGGCGCGAGCAGCTCCGCCTCCAGCTTGTCGAACTCGTCGCGCGCCACATCATGCGCAGCACGAGCCTGCAAGTACTGCTTCGTCTTCGGGTGCGTGAACACCTCGAACGTCTCCGAGCCGTACTCGTCATCGGCGAGCCACTCAGGCAGCTTGAAATCGTCCGTCTTCACACTCTGCTTCTTGCTCATATCCATCTCTCCTCTGCTAGAGACCCCTCCGCCTCAAGGGTGTGGAAGCCCCGCCCGCGACCGGCAGAGGTGGCCGCGGGCGGGGTGAATGGGGGAGGCGATCAGACCGTGGCGCCGCCGACGACACCCGTCCAAGCGCGCTGCACATACAGCGTGATCGGACGCTTGATGTAGCCCTCACCCTCGACCTGCTGCGGGGAGCCAGTGACGACCTCGAAAAGCTCGTACTCGTCACCCTGCGCCCACGCCTCAGTCGACTTCTTCGACGTGTCACGACGAGCGATCCACAGACGCGTACCCATCGTCTTCAGCGCCTGGTACACCGCGTCACCGATCTCACCGCCAGGGGCCGTCGAAGCCTCCGGCTTACCGTCCTTGAAGTAGCGGAACGGCGTGATGCTGCCCTCGTACTGCGCGAAGGTCGGCACCTCGGACTCGACCTGATCGCACAGCGCCGGGTCGGTGACCGTCTTGTCCTCCTTCGCGCCAAGCTTGAAGTCAGACTTCGCGATCCGGCACGCAGCGTCGATGACACCCGTGCCCGTGAAGGTAGCCACCGGCAGAGCCTTACGCTCCGCTTCAGATGCGCCGGGGATGGACGAGAAAAGGGCCAGCTTCGTCGTGCCGGCCGCCAGAGCCAAGGGCATTACTTCTTCTCCTCAGAGTCGGTTGTTGCCCCGGCATCCGGGGACTTCTTGCCACGCGACAGGGGCGTCGCGCGCAGGTTCGGGAAGGGCGAGTCATCGCCCAGGAAGTGCTCGGGGACGCGCACCTTCTTGCCGTGATTGGCGGCGTCGTACGCGTCCACGAATCCGTCGAGATCAGCCATGTCGGGCCTTTCTTGGGAATGCGAAAGGCCGCCCCATCGGGACGGCCCTCTGTTCGTTGTTCGGTCGGGTCAGGCGGCGTACGAGCGCACCTCGAGCTGATCGCGGCACCACCACACGGGCCGCGCAAGGTCGGGGTCACGTGCGATGTTGCCTGCGACGAGCTTCTCCACCTCGATGAGGCGCCCACCAACGATCGGCGTCGCCGTGTCGTACAGCGCCTCGAGACGGTCACGTACCTGTCGCACCTTCGCCGGCGACAACGCGGCGACGAGGACGCGCGGGTGGAAGGTGCCAAGCTCGTTGACGTCACCCACGGACTCCGGCGACGACTGCGCCGAGTCCGACTCGACGACGACGTACGGGTACGGCGGATCATCCGGCACCTCATCGAGATACGTCACGACGCCACCAACCGCAACCTTCACCGCGGCAAGCAAAGCCTGAGCGTGCGAGTCAGGAAGCGCCGGCCTCACAGCCGCCTCACGATCTCCGCGCACACCGCATCGGCGATCTTGCGCTCCACCACGGGAGCCTCAGCACGCAACGCGATCACCGGGTCAGGGATCTGCGGCGCCATCCGAGACGACCCGAAGTAGTACAGGTTCTCGAGCTTGCCGACGCCACGAGCCTCCGGGCCGGACTCGTAACCGAGACCGCCGAGGATGGACTCGCCCTTCATCGCGCCAGGCAAGCCCCTCGCGTGACGATGCCCAGACGCCTGCTGCTTGAGGACGTTCGTCGCCGCCACCTTCGACGCCTGCACCACCGGCACCACAGCACGCGTCGTCGACACGCGACCAAGCGCCGCCGCAAGCTGGGAAAGTTCCGTCACCAGTCCACCCCCTCGCACGCATACCGAGCATCACGCTCGAAGGTCTGGAATGAGCGGCCCTTCACCGTCATCTGACGGCCGACGAGACGCGCATGCCGAGTCACCGTCACACGCGCCTCATTCGGCAACTCAGGCGCACTCAGCGGCAACCGCAAATCCGTCGGCGTCTTACCCGCGAACGCAGCAGCCGCCTCAACCTCAGACGCCTGCACATTCACACGCTGCAGACGACACCGACCCTCATACAGCACACGCCACGACACGACGTCCTGCAACGTGTCCGGGTCCGTCACGACACCGCCAGGCACCTCGACGCGGCACTCATCGACCATGAGGGACTCGGACAGTGCGCGCAGGTCGGAAACGCCGGCCGCGACGTCACCCGCGACCCAGCCGAGGTCGCTCATAGCCAGCTCCCTGCGTACGGGATGCTGCCCGACCACCCGCCGGAGAGGTCAGGCTCGTCGAGCCCGAACATGCCCCACAGGTCATCGTCGATGGCGACGCGCCCCGCTGACTCGCTCACGCGCCGAGACACGCGAGCATCGTCGAGGGCCACGTCGTACTGCGCCGCGCCGCTCGGGTTGCGAGCGTGCGCAACGACAGCAAGGCGCGTGAGCGCCGCGAGATCATCGGGCGCCAGCGTCACCCCGAGCTTGTCGATGCGACGCTGGATGAGCCGTTGCGCGTCCGACACCCACAGATCGAGCTGCGCGTCGGTGAGCGCGGAGGCGCCGCCCAGCTCCGTCTTGATCTGCTCGATCACGTCAGCCATAACGACGCCCCCTCACTCACTCGCTCTTCGCCTTGCGCGACGCCGGCTTTGCTTCCGGCTCGGGCGCATCCCAGAACCGGGCAGGGATCTTCTCGCCCAGCTCCGAGGTGCGCTCCGTACCGACCGGGTAGACGACACCGTCGGCGAGCACGGTCTCGATCAGCCGCGCACCCATCAGGCGCCCAGGACGCCGCGCACGATCGTGAGCTGCGTCGGGTCGTCGAGAACCGGCATGCCGAGCGCCGCGCCCTTCACGGAGCGACGAACCGGGTTGTCGCTGCCGAGCGTGATGATCGTGATGCCCTTCGCGATGTCCGACGTCAGCGCCGTCGCGCCGTTCGGCTGAACGCGCTGCGTCTGCTGCACGGCCTCCTGCGTGATGCCGAGCTGCGTCTGACCGACCGGGTCAGTCGCCGACGGCAGGAACACGACGGTGCCCTCGGGCAGCACACGCGAACGCGTGCCGTCGACGTTCGACAGGACGCGGTCGTACGTGATGATGTCCGGCAGCCCGTTGTCCGCGAGCCACGCCGACAGCGCAGCCTGACCGACCGGCGCCTGCGGGTACTTCGCGGCGATACCCGCGAGGAGAACCGCACGCACCTTGCGCGTCGTGAGGATCGCGCCGGCGTCGATGCCAGCCTCCTCGCCGTGCGTGTTGCCGGCGGCGAACAGGTTGTCGAGCGCATCCGCGGGCGTCCACGCCGACGCGGCCGTGATGTTCTGCTTCGCCGAGACGCCGAAGTCGACCTCGTGGACGACACCGTCCTCGGCCTGCAGGGACACCTTGCCGGTCGACAGGAGCTGACCGCGCATCAGCTCGAGCGTGTTGTCGATGGCGAGCGCAGCCTGACCGGCGGCGGCGTCGACGGTGGGCTGCCAGTCGACGGGGATGCCGGCGAGCTGCTTCGCCATGACCATCTCGTTGGTGAGGTCCTGCTCGGACAGGTCGATGATCGGCGTGATCGCGGGCAGGTCGCCCTTGACCTCGACGATGCCGGGGCGCCGGATCGGCGTCGCGGGCGCGTCGATGGCGCGCACCGGGACAGCCTGGTCGAGACGCTTGCGGCGACCGAGGCGGTAGCTGACGGCGTCGACGGCCGTGTTCGGAAGGAACGTGGCGAGCGAGTTGCGCGCATCGCGCAGCTCGCGGGCGGCCAGGATCGTGGGCCGCAGGTCGGGAACGAGATCGATCATCTGCATGATGTGTTCCCTCCTCTCAGTTGATGAAGTTGATGGCGGTCAGCGACTGCTCGGCGGCGACGTCGTGGCCGGCGGGCAGGTAGCGACGGTCGACGGGGCCGCCACCAGTGGCGACCGCGACGAGGTGCTTGCCCGGCGTGACCTTGAAGTCGTTGACGAGAATGCCGGCGGACGGCTTGCCCGCGTCGCGGGGGCCGCTCAGCTTCGTCGACGCATCCGCCTTGCCGATGTGCGTGCCGGACGGGACGACGGTGCCCGCAGGGAACTTGCTCCCGTCGAGCGTGACACCGTTGGTGTCGAGCGCGAGGAAGTTGCGAGCCCAGCGGCGATCGCTCTCGTTGTACTCGGTGCGCGTGGGCGCGAAGTTGGACACTGCTTTCTCCTTTGGTTGAGGTGTCCTGGAGGGGGCGGTGTGCGGCTTCGCGCCTCAGCACCGTGGAAGGTCAGGCAGCCGCGCCCTTGTGGACGCCGGCTGCGGTCTGCATGCGCGCGAGGGATTCCTTCACGCGCTCGTCGATGGACGGGGCGGATGCTCCGCCACCGAACGGGGCGCCTGGCATCGGGGTGCGCGGCGCATACGCAGGCTTGACGAGGTGCGGCTTGTCCGCCGCGACGCGCTCGAGCTCGGCCACGATCTTCGACTGGTCGGGCGCACCCGAGCCATCGGTGAGCTGCGTCAGATCAAGGTGCGGCATGACGTCGCTGACATCGTGGAAGCGAGCCGCTGCGGTCGTCGTGACGCTCTCGCGCACGCGGGCGGCGAGCTGCTCGGCCTGCCACTGCTGCTGGCTCTCCTGCACGGGCGCGAGCGCGGCCTGCACAGCGGCAGCGATGCGCGCCTCGAGGTCATCGCCCTTCGATGCATCCTTGGCGGCCTCACCCTTCTCCTCGCCCGTCTTCTGGGCCGGGGGGGACGGCTTCGGCTTGCGCGCCTCGGCGAGCTGCGCCTCGAGGTCGGCGCGGGCCTGCCTCTCACGGACGAGGGCCTGCTTGCCGGGGTCGCCGAGCGCGTCCCACTCGGCGTCGCTGACGCCTTCGGGCTTCTCGACGGGCTGCTGCTCGTTGCTGTGGTCGTTCGTCATCGTGTTCCTCGAATCGCTCTCGGTGAAGTAGCCCGAACGCCGTCGCAGCGCCGGGAAGAATGAGTGCGCTCAGTCGCGCAGGTAGCCGTGCAGGCGTAGTAGGCGGATCGCCTCGAGCCGGTCACTCCCGGCGATCTGCATGATCGTCTCCGGCATCAACCGGACGCGGCCGCGCGTCGCGCCCGCTCTCGTCGCAAGCACGCGCTCACTGCCGACCTGAGCCGTCGCCATGCCTCGCCGAGCGTTCACGACCTGCGCCGCGTCGGCGCCGTCGCGAATGGCCTGCGCGCCCGCCTTCGTGAAGAGCCGCTCCTGCTGCGCTGCGTCGAGCGAGTCGAAGTAGGCGCGCGGGTCGGTCGTCAGGTGGCGGGCAGTGCGCTCCGTCGCCGGGATGTGTCGGCAGTCGCAATGCGGGTGGCGCTGGAACCCCTGGTTCCAGCGGTACTCCTTGCCCGCGAGGATCGCGCAGCGCGAGCACGACGGCGGCACGAGCATGCGCACGTACCCAGTCACCTTCGGGCGGGCCGCGATGCTCACCGCACCGCCTGCGCGCCCCGCGTCGCTGATCTGCGTCAACACTGCACGATCGAAGCTTCCCGCCGGCGCCTCGGGGCGGCTGACAGCCTGGAGCAGACCGAGCAAGTCACGGCCATCCGACGCGACACCGGCGAGCGCCGCAGCATCCACGGCGGCGATGGCCGGGGCGCGCACACCCTGCTCGTCAAGCATGTCCTGCGACGCCGTGACCGCATCCTGCGCGGCCTGCAGCTGCGCAAACGTGACGAGCGCAAGTGCCCGCTTGAGGTTGCCGCGCTGCTGCTCACGTCGAGCGCCGATCAGGCCGAGCGTCGCGATCCTGCGCTGACGCCGGTAGTGCTCAAGCGCCGACTGAAGCTGCACCATCGGATGTCTGCTTCGTCAGCGCCGACACGACCGGGTCGTTGGCGAGCGCGTCACGCTCCACCTTGCGCGCCTCGGCCGCGTCGTACTCCGCAACGGCCGCCGAGACCTCAGCCTCAGACCATCCGAGTAGCTTCTTCGCCGCCGTCTGCACGCCCATCCCGGACGCGACGAGCTTCTGCACGCCATCAGCGGCCGCAGACTCGATGCGCGTCTCCGGGTCACCCCAGCGCGGCTGCACGAGCGCCGTCGACGCAGGGTCCTCGATCATGAGGATGATCTGCATGAGCTTGCGCCACGCGACACCAAAGCTGCCGTACTGGCCCATGCTCTTGATGCGACGCACCATCGGCGCCTCATCCACCTTGAGCAGTTCCGCCGACATGTGCGACTTGAGGTCGAGCCGGTAGTACGACGAAGCGACCTTGGTGATTGAGCGGATCTGGCTCACCGCATGGTCGGACCACTCGACGAAGCTCGTCAGGCCCGCCGGGGTGAGCTGCCCGAACTCGGCGTCCTTGCTCGTCGTGATCCATACGTGATCGGCGCGCGGGTTGAACCCAAGCATGGGGCGGCCGTCCTTATCGAGGATCGGCTTTCCGTCCTTGTCCTTCGGCAGCTCGATGCCCTTGCCGAAGCGGATCGGGACGGCACCGAAGTGCCCTGCGAAGACCATGAGGCCCTCGATGAGGTCGACGATGTCGCACAGGGACGCGATGGGCTCGATCTCGCTCGTCGGGTCGGCGAGCAGGCGCGCCTTGTGCGCAAACTCGACGACCGGGACGACCGGCAGGCGCGAGGGTACATCGGCGACGACCGCCCAGCGGCTCACGATGTTGGAGCCCTCCGGGTCGTGCTGCGCCATGTCGGCCTCGAGGAGGTCGACGGTGCGGCCGATCAACCACAGGCGCGCAGTGCGCTGCCCCGTCCACTCGTTCACGCTGACCTTGAGTGCGGCGTCGACGTCGTACGGCGGGTGCTGCATGCGGTGTACGGCCATCTGCTCGGCCGCCTCAATACCGACGACAGCGCGACCGTCAGCACTGCGGTCGATCTGCGCGAAGCTGACCCGCTTCACAAGCGCCTCACGGACAGCCTCGCGCTGCATCACGTCGAGGTCGTTTCCCTTGAAGGCGTAGTCGACGCGCTTCGCCGCAGCGGTGTCCTCAGAGTCGGCGCCGAGCACGGTCATGCGCTCCACGAGCGCGTCGACGCCGATGCCGGCCATGCCCACACGGGGCGGCTGCAGCTCAGAGCCGAGCGCGTCGACCTTCGAGCCGTACACCTCGCGGAACTCGCGCTCAATGAACGGCAGGACGTGCTCGTTGCGGTAGCGACGCTCGTACGGCGCCGCGTACCACGTCTGCTGCTGAATCTTCTCCTCGAGCAGGCGGACCCACTGCAGGATCGTCGGCATGGCCCGCCTCCTCTCACCACCCGAAGGTGAAGTGCTCTTCTGGCTCGTCCGACCAGCCCGCGGCGCGCGCGTCGGATGCTGCCTTGTGTGCCAGGACGGCGGTGATACCGGCGTCGATCTTGCGTGCCGCGTCAGGTTTCGCGGCGACGTAACGTCCCGAATTGCGGTGCTGCATGCGGATGTTCTCGATGTGCTGCGTCGTCACCGGACAGCCATCGTGCGTGAGGCGGCCGCTGCCGACGTCGGCGCGGAACTGCTCGAGCGCCTCGTGGATCGGCAGGGGACGGTATGTCGCCCACTTCAGGACGCGCTCATCGCCGTGCTCGTTGGCCCAGTCGATGATCTCCGACTCCCACAGTGGCGGGTCGCAGTACATGCGTTCCACGTCGAAGCGGCGGAACAGCTCGTGGACAGCTTCGGTGACGTCCGCCTTGACGATGCGCCCGCCGGTGTCCTCCGGGTTCCACGTCATGCCATTCGTCGGCGTGTTCGGCCATCGTGGCGTGAACAGCATCCCGTCGATCGTCTCGGCGCGAATGCACGTCCAGTCGCCCGTAGCCGACCCGTCGAACCCGGCACAGATGCGCGTACCCTCAGGCGGCTCCGGTAGCCACTGCACCAGCCCACGCACCTTCCCACGCGTCCGACGGCATCCAAGCGCCCTTCACCTCGACCAGACGCGATCCGAAGAATCGCTCAGCCTTCGCGCCGTCGCCCTTCGCGATCATGTCCGCGCACTCCGCCTCGATCGAGTCGACCGACACATGCGGTGACCCCGAGTAGTTGTGCTCAAGGATCAGGCGCCGCTCGTCCTCCTTGTAGAAGTCGAGCTTCGCCGGCGGCGGCGCGTAGAACGTGAAGACGTCCGGCATGTTCGCCTCGTAGTCACGCTGCGCCACCGAGTTCTGCGACGGGTCCCACGCGTTCGTCGTGGTGAAGCCACGCCCACCCATGCCGGCCGCGCCACGACGCTGCGCCGAATCGACGCTCGCCATGCCGTTTCCGTCAGTGTGCGTGCCCGTCTCGTCTTGCACGTACCCGCTGATCGGGTTACCGAGGCGAGACTGCGCGCTTGAGGTGACCGCGTCGATGCGGTCGAGCTCCGGGTCATCCTCATTCATGCCAACGATGCGGATGAACTCTTCACGCGGCGCGAGCAGCGGCGCGAGGCGAGAACCGGAGAACCGGATCATCGCCGTCAGCGGCCGCCAGATGTTGTCCACCTGATCCTGCGACGTCGCGAGCACCTGGATTAGCGGCGACGGGTGACGCTCACCCATCGGCTCGCCAGGCTCGTAGGCGTACTCCCAGCCGCACGGGCAGCCGTTGTCGCCGCATCGGTAGACGTCGCCCTCGCGAGCCCACCCGCAGAACTGGTCCGGGCCGACCGCCTGCACGATCAGCAGACACGCCGCCCACGGACCCTTGCCAACCTTCTGCGACGCAACAACGTCGGTGCGCCGGTACGTGAACGCCTGATTTCGCGGCGGATCAGCAGGGTCGAACGTCGCATCGCCGCGGACACGGTAATGGTTCGCGGTGCACCAGAACTGCCAGTCGTACTGGACGAACGGCTCCTTGCGCTTCCACCCGTCCGGAATCTGGCAATGCCGAGTGATCCACGCGTCGATCAGATCGCCGAGCGTCGGGAAATCGACGACGCCGACCATCGACGAGCGCATCAGGTCGCCCTCAGGCGCCGCTCACGCTTCACCGGCTCAGCCTCAGCCTCAACAGGTCGATGCGCGGCGCGCTCGGCGAGGTCATCGACCTTGATCTTCCAGCCGTTCTCAGCGAGCCCGGCCGGCGTCATGCCGATCTGATCCGCGAAGCGGTGGAGACTGCCCTTGTCGGCGGCCGTCGCATGCGACGACTCGCACAGCACAAACGTGCGCACCCACAGCGCGATCGTGTGCAGCCGCCACGACTCAGACGGCATCGACCACGCGCACGCCTGCGGCGTCGACCACGCCCACTCCCACAGCTCAGCCTCACGAGCAGCGACCTGCGCCGTCGCACCAGCGTCAACCTGCGGGCCGTCGGGCATCTTCTCGATCACTTCACGCCTCGGCAACGGCCACGGCGGCACCGGTCCGTCGAAACCCTCAGCCGGCAGCGCCGTCAACGAGTAGCCGCGACGCTCACTACGCTCAGAGTTCGGGTCGGCCTGCGGGCCAGAGCGGTTACGAGCTCCACCTCGAGTCATGATCGGAACCTCCGGCAGCGTCGCGCTGCGTCAGCGGCGAACCGCCCAGCGTCGCGCCGGGCAGATGAATGAATATGCGGCCCATCTGGCCGTTACGGACGTTTGAACCCTCCGCACCTCGAAGCCGCCTCACCCGCGGTGGACTCGCGAGGAGGGCCGAGGGGGTTACTGCCCCGTCGCCTGCATTGTTATGCGACTATGCGTTCGCGCCGACCGCCCGCCCTGAGCGCAGCGATGGTGTCATTCCCTGACCACCAGCCGTTGGCAACAAGGCGATCATGTCGACGCTGCACTCCTCGAGTGGCATTGCATGATGGGCAGCTCGGGACGAGGTTCTCGACTCTGTTGTCGTCGCGCACGCTGTTGAGGTGGTCGACCTGCAAGTTCTCAGGGTGTCCGACGGGGAGGAACCAGCTGACCGGGGTTGAGCACCAGTGGCAGGCATGCGTGCCCGGCCCGATGGCGTCGAACAGGACTGCACGGTGGACGTAGACACGGCCGCTCGACCGCGCAGTTGGATGGCCGGGCCGGTAGGTGCTGACGTACTTTGATTCGTCGTCGCGTGTCGAGAGGCGGGTCGCCACCCTGTTCGTGCTGCCGTGTCGGTACTGGCGGTGGTAGTGCATCTTGCACATGGCGCCGCCGCCCTTGTTTCGGCTTGGCTTTTCGCATCCTTCGACGGTGCAGGTAAGGTCGACCATGTCGTTCCCCTCCGATGGGAATGGCAAAGCCCCCGGCGAGTGCAATCGCACGGGGGCTTCCTTGTTGGTGTTCAGCTATGCGTCCGGTGCGGGCAGCCGGTGCGTCCGCTCGTTGCGTAGTCGCAAGGCGGGCATTCGGGGCCGTGCACGAGGCTTCGGTCGATGTCGCAGTGACCGAGTGTCCATGCGCCTTCGAGTGGCCGCGAGCATCGCCAGCAGTCGTAGGTGTGGCCGGCAGCCATGCGGCGGGCATAGGCGCGGCGTGTGGCGTCGTAGGTGGCGGTGCCGAGTGGACTGATGACGGTGGCGCTGCCGTAGCCGCGCTCAGTCGTCGTGCCGCGCGCCTTGTCCCGCGCTCGCTCGTGCTGGTCGCACCTGCCACGTTTCCATTCGCCGATGCGCGGGCAGTCGAGGCAGGGCCGCTTCACTGCTTGCCCCACCTGCACTCGTCCACGATGACGCCACGCTCGGGCATCATGAGGTCACGCATGTCCCGCTCGTGTCGCTGCTCGGCGTACGCACGTTCAACGTCAGCCCAGTCGATGTGCTCGCGGTAGGTGTCACGCTTGCTCACGTCACTGCCCCCTGAATCCGATGTGCATCTCGGGCGGGTGGTAGTCGGGCGCCTGCTCGGCTTGCGTGTACGCGGTCTTGTCGTCGTACTGCTGTGGGTGCTCGTCAGGCTCGGGGCCGATGGTGAGCGATAGGTTGAACGTCCAGCGTCGACGCACGTGTCACCCACCCGTCTGTCGTCAGTCTCAGCAGGATGGTGACGAGGCCAAGCCCCATGTCTGGCTGCCACTCAAGCGGTGGCAGCGTCACAGTGGGTAGCCGGTCAAGGCATCCCACGGCTCACCTCGGTGCGTGTCGCCCGTCGCATCGCCTGCTCTTCGTAGAGGTCGGCGATGGTGGGGAAGCGTGCGAACGTGTCGACGCAGAACGGGCGGCGCTTGGTGAAGGCGCGTCCTGCCCGGACGAAGATGAGTGTGCGTTCCATGCTCATGCCCCGATCGCTCGTGCGTCAGGATCGACGTGAAGGTCGAGGGGTGGCGTGTCGGAGTAGATGCGCGGGCCGACGATGGCCTGCCCGATGACGTTGCCGTCGTGGTCGAGGACGTTGATCGTCTCGCCTTCGAGGCCTGCGAGGACATCGCTCAGGTCCGGGTCGGTGCAGCGCCGGAACGTCATCATGTCTGCCACGCGCTCACCTTCTTCACGTTGTGGCCGCAGCTCCCCGCCATTCCCTGAGGCGCGCGGGGTGTGTCACGCCATCCGCTGCGGCTTGCCGGATGGTGGGCCACACGCTGCGTCCGATGCCAGTGGCTAGGTGGGCGCGTGCGCGTGGACTTGGTCGACGTCCGGGCTGGCCTCGCCACGAGTAGGCCCGGACACGCAAGAAGCCCCAAGCCGATTGGCTGGGGGCTTCTGATTTTCCAGACACGTGTGCCTGGTCTGGTCACACTTTAGCCTGCCTTAGCTTGCTCGTGTCAAGTACCCGATGCAGTCGGCCATGGTGAACGCTTGGGGGCGGGTGTCTTTGACGGGGTGGAGCATGTCGCGTCGTACGGCTTGGCGGATGGCGGCGGGTGTGAGGCGTCGACCGTACTGCTGGTGTGCGAGGACGATGAGTTCGGCGCCGGTGAGCGTGTCGCGTACGGGCATGCGCATCCGTTCGGCCCACCATCGGACGCCTGCTGTCGCGCCGCAGTGGGTGCAGCGTGCGATCTGGTGGCCGGCGTCGTCCTGGCCGGCGTCTCGCACGATGCCGTCGCAGGCGGTGATGGTGCACGCACCGAGCGCGAGGCGTGGACGGTGGTGGCCGAAGACGACGTTGGTGACTGCTTCGGCGCAGTCCTCCATTTCTTGCAGCGCGTCGAGTGCACCCGAATATGCGGCGAAGTCGTCGGCGTGGTCGCGTAGCCATGCCGTGTGCGTGATGACTTCGTATTCGCTGCAGGTGGGCTCTTCGATGGCGCACTCGTCGCAGATCGCTTCGATGGTTGCCCAGGTCTGGTATCCGACTTCTTCTCGCACGGCGATGATGCGTTCGGTGCGGTTGAGTTCGGTGTCGTTGCTGCCGCCTTGGCCGGATCGGCTGACGGGTTCCAGCATCTCGTCGTAGAGCGCGTCGATGGTTGAGAGAGCGGCGCGGAGCCGATTGCGGATGGCGGCGGGCGTAAGCGGTTCAGCAGTCACGGTGGGGCGGGCCGTTCTGTGAGGTGGCGGGGCATGTTGGATTCTACCCGTCGAGTGTTGGATTCAACAGAAACGAACATGCCGCAGCCCCGCACGATGGCGGGGCCTTGGCTTACTCGGTGGAGCCGAAGATCATCCGCTGCGGAAAGGCGTAGCGGTAGTAGCACAACTCCAAGAACTCTTCATCGGTCATGCCGGGCGGGCGGAAGGAGAGGAGGAGAACGAAGGTGGGACCGCTGTCATCGCTCATCGTCACCCTCCCGCGTCACACTTGCGATCGTCACGGTCGAGGAACGTCGAGCCGGTATCGACGTCACGGATGAGCGCGCGGCCGCTGTCGGTGCACGACCAGTAGATCGACCCGCGATCATGCGTCCACTCGGGGCCGGGCGAGTCGTCATGCGTGACAGCAGCGTGCACGACGATGCCGGCGCAGACCGCGAGGAGTGTGGCAAGGGCGGCGACGGTGCCGTTCACCAGCCAATATTCCCAATCGCGTCGGAGCTTCATGCTTCCTCCCCGAGCGCCTTGATCGTGTCACACGGCCACCGTGGCGACTTGCCGTCCAAGTCCGTGCAGGTATCGCACGTGGACAGCGAGTCGACCTCGGGATCGCCGCTTGGTTCGTGCAGCAACCGCGCCCGCTCCACCTTGGCGCGCAGCTCCCGCACCTCAGCGATGAGAGCGAGCGTCGTGGTCGGGTCCATGTTGACGATGTGAGCGATGTCGGCATCGAAATTGTCCCCGTCGATGGTGGACGACCCGCCGTAGCAGTAGGACATGCAGGACACCTCTCCGGGGCAGAGGACTTCGTCGTACTTACCCGCGTCTATCCAGGTGCCGCTCTTTCGCCACGGGCCCCGGGTCGCCCTCTTCGCTCCCGCCTCGATCTCGTCGAGCTGGGCGGGCGTGAGCTTCCTGGTCATCGGGTCTCCTCCGCGCGCACGGCCTCACCGCAGTAGTGGTTGATGTCGAGGCCGACGATGGCGGGCGTCGCAGTGACGTTGATGCTGACAGGGCGCTGCGCCGGCGCGGTGACATTGACTCGCTCTGCCCAGCTCTTCGGCTGCTCAACCTTGACGCGCACCACAGCATCCGCGGTGATCGCACGCTTGCAGTTCGGGCAGGTAGCAATGTCGATGCGGACGTTGTGGGTGGGGATGTTCATCGGGTCTCCTCGAGTAGGTCGAGCATCTGGTCGTGGCTGATCTGTGCGACGACTTCGTAGCTGACGATGGCGGACGCGCCGTCGTCGCGAATGGTCGCGGTGCCGACGGGGTGTGCGGGAGCGTCGAGCCATCGCAGCCACGCATCTACGCCGGCGGCTGGCCGCTCGTGCATCGTCGTCATCGGGTCTCCCTCGCAGTCGACACACACGAAGTCGGGGCTCTCGTGCTCGCTGAGGCAACATGCGCAGTAGTAGGTCATCGTGTCTCCTTGATCTCGATGACGAGCACGTTGGCGCTCGCCTTGGGTGCGGTGCGATAGGTGACGGCGTGGACGAACTTGGGCGAGTCGTCGGGCAGTAGCCCGGCGTCGACGAGCCCGTCGATCGCAGCTTTCGCTGAGGGCGCGATCCCGTCGGCGTCGAGGGCGCGCCCGGTGCGGTACGCGGTAAGGGTGATGTGCACGGGCCGCGCGAAGACTTGCAGAGCGGCGATGGGCTCAGCGGCGTCGGCTGCCGCTTGGCGCCACGCCTTCGTGATAGGCGCCTTGACGCGGTGGTGCAGTCGCTGGTTCTGGGTGAGCCATGCGGCCTTCCCGTCGCGGTCGAGGGGCGCTGGCACCTCGACCGCGACGATGGGGCCTGGCGTCCGCTGGGGCATGGCCTAGAACGGGGCGGGCGCTGACGTACCGCCCTGCTGCTTCCACGGGTCATCGCCGCCCTGCTGCCCGAACCCTCCGCGCCCGGTCGCCGAGTTGAACGCCGACTGACGGTTCGGCGTCCACGACCCGTCGTCGCGCTGGTGGCCGGTGTAGCCCTGCTGCTTGCGTTCCGCCTTCGCCACCTTCGCCGTCGCGTAGCGCAGGTCGGGGCCGATCGCGTCGATCTCGTACTCGGTGACGGTGCGCTTCTCACCCTCCTTCGTGTCGTACGAGCGCGACTTGATCCGAACGTCGGCGATGACACGCGTGCCCTTCGTCAGCGACTCGCTGATGTGCTCGGCGAGGTCACGCCAGGCGGTGCAGCGCGCGAAGAGCGCTTCGCCGTCGACCCACTGCCCGGATTGGTCTTTCACCTTCGGCGTCTGCGCGATGGTGAGGTTGACGACGGCAGCACCGTTCGGGGTGTATCGAAGTTCAGGCTCCGCGACGAGGTTGCCGACGAGGGTGGTCTTGGGTTCATTCAT